GCCAAGTTCCTTTTTTAGAGTTACTATTATCGGCGTTGAACATCAACGCCTCATTTAGATTAACAATAATATCTTGATAAATATTAATATTACGCCAAATTACTAAATTATTCTAAAAATATCTCAAAAATTTTTTCCGCCCCCACGTAACTCACTCGGCTTCGCCTCGTACACTCAAAAAACTTCGCTTCGCGAAGTTTTTTGAGTATTTTTAAAAAATTAAGGGTATTTGGTCGAAACTTTACAGTTTCGCCAGGTAAAAAAGGGTAGCAGGGCCAAGCGAGATACAAATAGTCAGCAGACTGATGTCGTTTATGAACTATAGCAAAATTTCAATCACCCAACCCTGCTACACAAGTATCCATAACTTAATCGGCCTGACCGGCAACTCTTCTAACTGTTCCAACTTATTATGGGATTTTTACTAAACTAAACCAACGCAAACTTATTTTTTTATTTTTTTTTATTTTTTTTTTATTTTTTTACAAATGTCCGTTCAGTCACGTAAAGACAGTAATTTATCAATTACCGTCTACGTAACGTATTCTAGAAGTTACACCAAACATATCCAATTGTAAAGTGTTTCCTTGGAACACTAACAAATAAAGCGCGCCAGTCGAAACAGAGGCTATAGCATCAGCAGCATCCTTGTACGTAACATCTAGATTACCGCGCCAAAAAACTTTCAAAGGCATCGGTAAAGCGCTAGTCACGCCCGCGTACTGATCTACTAGAATCACAAAACGGGTCTTGTTCGCAGGGTTCAAATTAGCCAATCCACCAGCTCCATCCAAAGAGTACGCCAACGACAGCATAGTAGTTACAGCAGGGGCAGATCCATTACATTGCTTATCATAGACAAGCAAACAGCGGGCAAAATCAGCAAAAGTAGCAGAGTGACAGCCCACATAACCCCGTATAGCAATAGTTCGTATACGTATTTGATTACCAACCCTCTGGGCATCAGCGGTACCTCTAGGAACAGCATTAATACAGCTATAACCTCTCCATGCAGCTGTAGGTGGATGTACGTAAGAAACGTCCTGAAACTTGGTGCACTGATTAGTACTATTAGTAACTAGGCAGTCATAAGTCTTCATCCTCGCAGTGGAAATGTGCCTTGAAAGCACTGTAGCAGCCTTGTAGTAGTTCGACCCTGAAACTGGATACGGAACTCCTCTCCAAGCAGGGTCATCGTAGCACGAAGTAGCATCAGCGGTTTCCTCCTCGTCCATAACCGACTTTCTCGTAATGACATCACAAATTCTACTTCCACAAATAGATTTTTTTATTTTGCGTTTTACAAACTTTATGCATAAAACCTAATCCTCGAAACGCAGTTACGTAACGTAACCGTGCCAGCGGCCCCCTGGGTTCCAATAAACGCGATCAAGTACAGAGCTCCAGTAGCAATGTCACCAATAACAGATGGAGGTCCTGTGTTCGCTTTAAATTCGCTCTCCCAACGGCCTTTGGCGAACAACTTGAACGTGTGGCCTAAAGCCTGGCCCGTGTCAAACGGGAGATAGAAATCCCTAATAACTAAGAATCTACTTTTGTTCCTCATGTTCACGCCAGACGTGAACTCCGTAGAACCCGCAGGATCACTGTACAGAATGTCTGCTAAAACCGGAGCGGTTCCATTAGTCTGTCTATCATACACTACTAGGATCCTGGCCATCGCCTGAATAGTGGGAACTGTTGCCGTGAACTGTCCTGAAACAGAGATGCTACGCATCACAATCTTGTTTCCTATGCGGTTGTACGCAGCTGATCCTTGGTTAACCTCGTTCAAGCACGTAATTCCATTGAAGGCGGTAGCAGGCTCCGAAAAAGCTAAGGTACCGTCTGAAAATAATTTCAACGGCTGTGCCTCTATTATCTTTTGGTCGAAGTAATTCACCTCCTTTGCCGCATTCGCATATAAATTGCGAGTGCCCTGAAAACTGCTAGTACTAGCGTAAGGTACTGTACCTCTAAGCGTTGGTACAACAACACCAGACGCAATTGCAGTCCCCCGCATTGCTGCTCTATGCGCAGCAGAACGCGCACGCTGGCGAGCTGAGCGCGTAGTAATTTCATCCATGTAAGCAGCCATCTGCCTAACTGGTCCAGCTTTAACACTAACCCTCGACATTGCGTTGACTTCCTCGTGTGCGAAAATTTCTAACAATGATGTCACCACCAACGGTAATTTCACTCAAATATTTCATATTTGGCTGTAAATTGGTAACTTCGTAACTTATCTATTTTTAGGGTTCTTTCGCGTAATCCCTGAAGTGGCGGGTAATACTGACCCGCCACTCCAGGGATTCGCGTAATCTATTTTTAGATTTCCTATTTTTAGAACCCCTGAATCTTTTCACATATCCGGTCATTCACAACATTATAATTGAACTTGCTCCAGTAGGCCTGTCATTCCCACCATCCACTCGCTCTGCCTATCCACTCATAAGCTTCAGGGGCCCCGGCCTACGGTCCTCCGCTTCGCTCCGGACCTCCGGCCTCCCCTGAAGCCTTCAGGTCCGTAGCGGCCTGCCGTGTGTGGCGCCGGGTGCCACGGGCACCCGGTCGCCACATTTACTGTATGTGTCTAATAAACAGTCCATTTGTTCAAGTAGGCTATTCGCTCTAATAGTTCATTTGCTCTAGTAGGCTAATCTGGGAGTTGACCATCTGCTCTGTTAGGCTAAAACAAAAACTGACTAACTGCTCAAGTTGGGCGAAGAAAGTGAAGTGACTGGAAAAAATGATGACGTAGAGTGTGACCCTTCCTCCCAAAGGGCGTAAGTGTCGCTTCGTCCCAAAAGGCGTAACGGACTTAAATATTTCTTTTTATTCAGGAAGAAAAACTTCGGTACAAGGTTTAAAAAACTTCCTATGCTACGCTAACGCTCCGCTTTTCTACACCGGTTGTCCTCCCATGTCAGGTTCATTGTCCCCGTCCTTAGGCCAAGGCACCGTAGAGGCAATCATTTCATCCTTGTCAGGATCATGATTGTCCGGGTCGGTCAGCTCCTCGTCAGAAGAGATCACCACAGTAGCAGCGCGCTCCTTGTCAGGGCGGACCTTAGGAGGAGGGTTCAGCTTGCGGCGTTTGCCTGATTGTTCAGCGTCAATTTCAGCTAGCCACTGGGCCCGAAATTCAGTAAGAGACATACCAGCAGACTCGGAGGCCATCCCAGCCGCGGCCGAAGTACTCGTAGAGCTTGTCGAACTAGTCGAACTAAGGTCAGGCGGGATCACCGGGGTACTCGGCTGGAAGAGCATAAAGTCGCCGGAAGCCTTCTCGTCCCAGTCCATCAGCTTGTAGGAGCCCTGGTGCTCACAGTAGCGGATTTCAGTCAACCGGCGGCGGAGAGGGCCCATGTCGACTCCAGTGAACCAGTGCGCCGGGTGTACGTTCGTAGTGATCACCACGGTAGTCCAAAGGGCCCACACGAAGGACCCTTTAATCTCAGCTTTCATCGGGTACTTGTCCAGAAGCCTCAGAAGGAACCTAAAAAATAATTAGAAAAAAATAAAAATTAATCTAAAGCCTACCTGTAGTTGCAGAAGTCCCCGGAAAAGTCGTCCAAGATCAGAACGCGTTGCCCCTCATAGCCGTCTAGCCAGAGCTTGGCGTCCTTCGTAGACGGGCACTCCTGGAGGTGATAGTTCGCTACCCCAGCAGAGTCAGCAGCTCCGAAGTAGTTCACCGCGGAGTACGTTTTTCCAACCCCGGTAGGCCCGTAGAGCACAATCACTTTCACTCCGGTCAGTTGACGGTCGCTCTTCTTACGGTTCAGGCAGAAGCGCATGTAGTCAATATGCTTGGCGAACTTCGCAGACTTGCCCTCAGAAGAGATCAGCATGTCACAGTTGGTCTTGTCAGCTTGCACGTCTGCCATCAACGTCTTCAAGTCAGACCGAGAACCTTGGCCCTCGGGGAGCTCTCCAAACTCCCAAGGTCCGTTCACGTGAGTCTCTGCCTTCGTACAGTACGTCCGGTTCTCAGCCGGCTTGCCCCTAGCAACCTCCCAGTGAGCAGTCGCGGAGAACAAACGCTTGAGCATCGTCAGCATCGTCCGCTTGTCCAAGGCAATGTACCCTTGCAGATGGTACTTGCCCGTCGAGGGAGCCTTCTCCACTTGGCAGACCAAGTAGGTCAACCCGTTGTCCAACCTACGTTCCCACCAATCAAGAACAGGGCAAACCTTGGTCGAAGGCCAGTTGATGTGCTCGCCCTTCTCAGAGTTCGAGTTCAACGTGAAACAAAAGTACTTTCCACCGCCGGGCATCGTGTGTTGTTGTATGGTCGTTGTAAACAAATTTGTGATAATTAAAGAGTAACCGCTTCACGCTATTTAAGCCTTTCTACTAACCGAACACTGGGGTTTTGGGGTGATACGGTCAACTCTTCGTACGAAGCAGTAACAATTCACAGAGAGCCAAGTTCCTTTTTTAGAGTTACTATTATCGGCGTTGAACATCAACGCCTCATTTAGATTAACAATAATATCTTGATAAATATTAATATTACGCCAAATTACTAAATTATTCTAAAAATA